TTAGCCCTATCCCTATCTTCTGTCGCTGCTCTATCAAACTCTTCTTCGTAAACCTGTTTCAACAAACTTACTCTTTCTGGTGCTCGTTTAAGTGCCATGTAATAAGCTAGTCCGGCAGATAAACACGGATAAAACCTAAATGGAACCTCTACTGTTTCAACCTGACTATCTGCATCTTGTATACGATACAGCCTGTCAAACACAATACTGTAAGCCTGTACATTATCAGGAACAGGCCATAGCTCAATCACAGGAGTTATCAAACGGTTGACATAATACTGGCTTGGCTCCGCTTGTTCTAACTTACTGGGGGTTGTTAGGTATTGGTCTCTGCTTACTCGCCCTAGTGTTATGTCCGACTGGTTAGTTGTCCCTGCGTCTGTGCGGATGACAGCACTTAATAAATCTACAGTGGCATTGACATCACTAAAGTCTACTACTGCGGTAGTGGTTGTTGCTGTAGCACTGGTAGAACCTGTTATAGTTTCACCACTTTGAAACGTGCCAACTGGCACAGTAATGGCAATAGAGGTACTACTAGGTAAACTGGTAACACTAGCAGTCGCTCCGCTCGTACCACCTGTTATGGTTTCGCCTAGAGTAAAGTTAGCAGAAGCGGTTACAGAAAGCGTGAGTATACCCGCAGGGTATGTACCAACCCCTACAGCTAAAGGAATAGAAGTGGTACGTATTGTCCACCTGTTCAAACCTCTATTGGCCCAGTCTGCAAAAACTAAATTCAAAGACCTACGTGCGGTTTTTAAATCATAACCTGTTCTTGCTTCTAGACCACACCGCTCAAACGCTTCTTCTATATAATCTGCAACATCTAACTCAAAGTTAGTAGAACCAGAAGTAGCCATTTTTATCCTTTAAGTTTACCCATTGCATTCAATTTGTGCATATTGGTATTTTCTGCTGTGGCGTTACCTCCGTGTGGGCCTCTTACAGTAGTATTGCGTGAAGCCATTGTAACTAAGCCACCATCCCTGTACCCACGAACCTCACCACCGCCTTTCATTTTTCTACGGCCTTTGTCCATCGTACCTACGGCTGCAAATTTTCTACGACCCATAGATTTTTCCATACCCTCGCTTTCGTCACGACGGTCTTTTTCACTTTGACTTTTACGACCACTGCGTCCACCCATTGAGTCATCTAAACGATCATCGTAACCTTGTTTCTTAGGCATAGTGTTTTCCTCAAGCAATAAAGTTTTTGTAAAAATTAGCTTTGCGTTTCATTTTGGTTGTAGCGTTGTCATCAGCCAAGACAGCGTTTGCAAACTCTGTACGACCTGCTTTAGTGTCAGCGTATCCTGCTTTTGTAGCTGCTGCCGTAAAAGTGCCTTTTGTACCACCTTCACTTGTAGGTTTATCCATTTGTTTAAAAGCGTCGTCAATTGAGTTTGATTCTTTTTCGCGCTTAACCTCACCACCATCGCGCATCCTTTTGCGTTTTGCATCCATTGCTTTACGGGCTGCTGCTCTACCTTCTGGTGTGTAGGGATAATGTTTACCATCTACTAAAGGCATAAGACCTCCTATTAATTGTAGAACACAGTGACCGCAGTTACGTCAGTCGCTGCAAAGTTCATATACGCCCCTGTAGTGCATAACAAACCCTCGTCGGGAATATCAGGATAATCGGCTGTTTGTTGAGTTCCAGTAGTTTGGATTTTCATCACAGTGCTGCCGTTGTTTCCATTTACAAAATTAAGAGTTCCGGCGTTGTTGCTGTTGACAAAATAAATACCTCGAATCCTAGCTCTTCCTGCAAAAATTGTAGAAGAAAGACTATCGCCCGACCCTACAGTAACATTACCTGCAAGCGCAGCGTCCACTGCAATTTGTGTAACGGTATTGAAAATTACTGTTCCCACAACTGTTGCAGAAGCTCCCGGACCTGTGATTGTTTCTGTGATTGTGCTGCCGTTTGCATCAGTTCCTGTCACAGTGAATGTTTTACCTGACTCGTCGGAACCACCAGAAGTAATTGTCAAGTTTCGTGAGGGAACTAACGTGGCTACACCTGCACTTGCAAGAGCACCATTTATCGTCAGATTACCCGCACCACTTGTGGTTTGTGTAGTACATACACCATCTGGGTCGGCAGCAGCTACTTCAGACGATAAGATAAACGTCGATAGAACATCTGAACCTGCCATAAGTTACTCCTTAATTTCTCCACGTAACAACATTGCTTTATAAGCAGCAGATCCCGGAGCAGGTGTTCCTGCTACCACTTTTTTCTTAGGGGCTGCTTTTTTCTTTACTGCGGTTTTCTTTGCGGGTGCTTTTTTAGTAGCCACGGATGGTTCCTCCCATGCTTCGTTGATATCGGGAGTAGAGGGGTCATCCCCTCTAAACTTCCCGCTTTGTGTACGAGCTCTTTTACGAGTAACCATGATTACGGACTAAGTGAGTAGCTTACACCACGATCACTAGCTGTCAGTATGTAATCGATACCCATGCTCTTTGTGCCTGTAGCATCCCCACTTACGGATATAGCAGCGGGAGTCATCAAAGCAGTAGGTATGTTGGTAGTATGCGAACCGATTAGTTGCTTGTTTCTATAAAATCTAACAACATCAGTACCATTAGTCGCTGCGCCTTTAGTAGCAGTAAAACCAAGAGTTACATACGTTCCATCGACCATATCTAGTGTGCTATCAGCAACGGTCTCTGTTTTTGTACCACCTGCTTCTGTGATTAATCGCAATGAGGCACTTCCGTCATCTAGCGCAAAACCAATGCGGTTATCTACTAAAAACCCTGCTTCTGGGTTAGTGGCAAAATTTTCACAAACTCCTGCCCACACGTCCATTTGTCCTGCACCAGAACCAGAAGTAGAATCTACATAAATTCTGGTTTCGTAATACAACATTTCCCCTGCTACATTAGGCAGTTGAAATATTTCATTTCCCTGTATAGAGCCACCATCGTCATTCGTAGTGGCAGCGGAGGTTATAACTGCAACACCGTTTACCGTGTCGGCAGCGATAGAGACATCTGCTCCAGTATCTTTAATAATTGTCCAACCTGTGTCAAACTCAAATACGAAATCATCCCATAATACGCATTGATCAGGCCAAACGCCTATATTTAAATTTTCCAAACCTTTTTGAGCAGACGAATATAAAATCGGTCCTTTAAAATGAGTAGCCATGTAGTGTTCTCCTGTCGTGGCAAGTGTCTATCGCAGGATGCAATAGTCAGGTAACGGAAGCACTATACTCCAAAATAAAAAGGGCGACAATAATGCCGCCCTCTTAAAAAGCTAAAGACTCGCTTACGCTCCGGGAGACCCGTAGACGCAACGTGGGTCAGAAACGCCAAAAGCGTACCTTTCCCTAGCCTTATATCGTACGTTTCCTGTCTCGAAATCACCTTCCATAGTGGTTCGGATTGGGGTACGTACAAAGTGCTTAAAGCCATTTGGACAATCTGTCTTTAAGAACCACGCATCCGCATCGTTCAAAAAGTGATTGACCACATAGCCATCTGGCAACATACCCATGCTCTTAGTGGCATTGATATCATTATCTGCAGTTCCAGGACGCAGATTAGAAGCCAGAAGTCTTTCAGCTACAAATTGCAACTGAGGTGGAATTATTAACTTCATTCCACGTAGGGCAATTTTTAAGCCACGCTCATCAATAAAACCAGAAATGTCTATCAATCCTGCTTCTAGTGATGTCTCGTTAAGGTCTGCAGGAGTAACAGGTCTGTTAGCGAAGTTACCACCGCCCACAGTTGGGTGAGCTGTAGAACAAAGCTCTACACCATCACCGTAAGTTACTGCTGCATCAAACGCATTATTCAATACGTTTGCGCCCTTAACTTGCTTAGTGTTAGCCATTGAACGTGCCAATGCCCGAGTATAACGAGTAGAAAGACGGTCATAAAGATTATCTTCTACTGCTTCCT